GTGTCCTCTTGCATTGAGAAGATAACTCGAAGTTGTTCTTCGGCAAGCGTCCTGGAGGTTATACCTCTGTACGTAGAATTTGATGAAAACAGCCACAAAGCACGCTCCGCGTGCATGTTAGCTGTGCCAGAAATCACATCCGCAATTGTCTTTAAGACAGCTTGCGGAACCACCTCTAAGAGTTTGGTTGTGTATTTCTCAGGGCAGAATTCTCCTTCTAAGAATGGAATTCCAAGACCTCCTAGCCATGGAGGTAGGTTTATCATAGGATTATCCCATGGTAAATAGCCCTTGAACCTGAATCGAAACCTTAGGTTTGACAGATTCACGAGTGCTCGGAAGTCTCTTGGTAACCAAGAGAGCTTCTTGAAGAACTGCCTGCACTTTCCAAGTGCTGGATTCTTCTCCTCTCGTACTAGTGTAACACTAGAACACGGGGAGAGCAATCGGATTTTGACAGCATCCACGTGAAACGTTGATGTGTACGGGACCTTCCAGAATGGTAGGTCATGTTCGAAATTACCTTGCGTTGTACGCAAGATCATCTCCTCTGTGAAATAAAGTCCTATCTTAGAGATAAAGGACTTCTCTAGGGAAACTACTGCGCCAAGCGCACTTAGTTCTGTTTTGATACCCCGTAGATAATCTAGGGGTCCTAGAGCACAGTGGTCGTCCCCGGCTGCCGCGAAGCATCTCCATAAATGTCGCGGATGAGTCTTAGACTCGTGGGACTGAAGGTATTTTAAAAATTCCTTCCATGTTGCAGTTCCACTGCAGTACTTTAAGTACGCGATTTCTTCTGCAACTACCATGGTGAGCATCAAAGCACCTTTGGTGCCCTCCTCACCCATGAGACTACCCCGCTTGGTTAAACCACCGGTGTAGTGATAGTCAAAGTTGCCTTCGGCATACTCGACTACCCGAGGAGACGTCAGCAGTTTAACTGCTGAGTCAACGTATCCTCCGCTCATCCCAAATCCAGCGCAAAAGCCCTGTAAGAGCTTACGCGTTACGCTGTGTTCGAGATACTCGGACGCCTGAGTGAGGTCTGACGTCAAGAACATTTTGTTCTCGTCGGGCTCGGCATCAACACCTTTAAGGTTTGATAGCCTTTTGCACCACTCATAGGCCATAGCAGCGGCGGATAATCCTGCCTTGGCTTGAGGAATCTCCCCAAGCGCTCCGACCATGGCATGACCGAACGGGGCGAGATACTGGTTTAACCAAGCCTCGCCGACCGTAATCGTACGCGTTTTCCCTCCAGGTTCACCTATTGGGACGACACGGACTGAAGGGTGACGTTTCCCTAGTCCACCGTCCTTGGCAAGGACGTTTGTACGTACTGCTTCTTCAAAGGCCCACTGTAACAGTTGGTAACCTGTGAAGTTGTCCAGGCCGTAGATGCGATCTTCGAACTTAAAGTCCGTAAAGAACATCTCGGCGTCAATGTCAAAAGTATTATCACTTTCTACAACATTGGCATCATCAGGGAGGAAGTCTTCGACTTTCCTGCACATGGTTTGAAACCTGCGCTTACCCTGACGCGTCTCATAGGGAGTACCGAAGATCGTAGTT